TGGAGAAGTATAGGGCTGATAGTTCACATGGCTTATAGCTTTGCCCAAAGGATAGGCGATATGCGAACCTTGGAGTGGAGCAACATAAACTTTGAGGAACGCAGACTTGACTTGGAGCAGTCTAAGAAAAGGGCAGAGGTTCATCTACCTATCAAGGATAGTATGCACAGAATGTTGGAACAACAGCGTAAAGACTTTGGCTTTCAAAAGTATGTTGCCCCACACCCTTATCCTAGAGGGGGACGCTACGCTATATACAGCGATATAGACATTGGTGTACAGGTAAATCAGGTTAAGAAGGTAGCAGGATTACCTAAAGACCTGACAGCGATGGACATGAGAAGGACAGCCATAACAGAAATGGTTGAAGCAGGAGTGGACACTACACAAATCATGGCTGTGTCAGGACACAACAGCCCTAACTCAATGCGTCCTTATATTAAACACACATACAAATCGGCTGCAAATGCTTTAGACAGAAGGGAGGAGAGTAAAAATGGCGAGCAAACCTACTAATGATTTTATCAGAGAGCTAAATGTTAAAGAGGGTGAGACTATCACTATGGATTGTCCCATATGTAAAGGCATAAAGAAGTTTACAGCTACCAATAGAGATGGATTGATACTATATAATTGCTACAGAAACAGTTGTGATGTGAAAGGAGCAACACTAACTCCGATGTTGGTGGATACTATAAAGAATAAAATACAAGGCATAGAAGAAACAGTAGAGCCTAAAAGGTTTGAGATGCCTGAGTTTATAACTGATGGCAACAACGCTTACGTTCAAAGGTTTAAAAGACGTTGGGATTTAAATATAGAATTGTTATATGATTGTAAAAGTCAAAGGGCTGTGTTTCCCATACACAAGAACGGCAGAGTTGTTGACGCAATAGGTAGGGCTTTATATAACGCACAGCCAAAGTGGTATAAGTATGGTGGGACAGCTAAATATTATTCCTATTGTATCAAGCCTAGTCAAAGTATAGCTGTTGTTGTTGAAGATGTTGTATCAGCTACAGTTGTGGGAGAGAACCTTATAGGAGTAACAGGAGTGGCTTTACTAGGGACTAGTTTACTGAAGGAACATAAAGAGTATCTTGATGGGTTTGATAAGGTTATTGTGGCTCTTGACCCTGACGCTGTAGGAAAGACCATAGAGTACACCAAAGAATTAAAAAGTTACTGTGATCCATCAGAAGTTTATGGACTACAGATCGAAGATGATTTAAAATACAAACGAGAGAACGACTTTAGCAAACTAAGAGAAATGGTGAGTTAATATGGATGATGAACAGCTAGAACTCTTTGATATAAAAAAGCCATCACTATCAGGAGATTATCGTATATGTTCCAAGTGTAATGAGGAGAAACACATATCAGAATACAGATTGCAGATGGGCGGCAAGTCTTATCGCACCGAATGTAAAGACTGTTCAGATAAGAAGATTGCTGTACGCAAACAACTTATGATAGAGAACCCAAAGCCTATTGACCCTAATTACTGTTGTCCCATTTGTAAGAAAACAGAAGAGCAGTTAACAATTAATGGACAGTTCCCTGATAGATCGGTGTGGGCATTAGATCATAATCATACTACACATAAGTTTCGTGCTTGGATATGTAACAACTGTAACACAGGGCTAGGAAGATTTAACGATAGTGCAGATGTAGTAGAAGAAGCATTAAAATATTTAAAAAAGGATTATAAAAAATGATAGAGTTAGCACTAATAAGAAGCTTAATGCAGAAAGACTTTTATGATGAACACAAAGGTAGTAGATGTCCTGACAGACTATTTAGTAAAGATGTTAGAAAGATTAAGGGTACACTAGATCAAGCGATGAGCAAGCACGAAAGAAACTTATCCCTTACAGAACTACAAGCCTTGTTCTTTTCTGACAATGGGACGATGACTTCAGCCAACAAAACATCTTACGAGGTTCTATTTAATAAGTTATCAAAAGAAGAACCAATGAATAACGATATAGCGAAAGAAGTTTTATCTAAACTGTTTCAACAAATGGTTGGTGAGGAGATAGCTAACCTTGGCTTTGACTATGTGAACGGAACTAAAAGTAATCTTGAACCATTACGGAACATATTAGATAGCTATCAAGATGACTTCACTCCTAGTTTTAAGTTTGAAGGTGACGACATTAGCTTTGACACATTGGTTGACCACTTGAATGTAAAGTACCAATGGAAGTTTAACATACCATCTCTTGCTAGGAGAGTAGAGGGACTGAGTGGGGGACACTTTGTTATTGTAGGGGCTAGACCAAACACAGGTAAGACTTCCTTTCATGCTAGTATAATAGCATCAGAGGGTGGGTTTATAGACCAAGGGGCTAAGTGTGTGGTGTTATGTAATGAAGAAGCGTACAAGAGAGTTGGCTTACGTTACCTGTACTGTAAATCTAACATGTCGAGTGACCAAGTATTAGAGAACAGAAAGGTGGCACTCAGTCGTTATGAACCTGTAAAGCAGTTGCTATCTATTAAAGATGCAACAGATAAAAGAATGGAATATGTAGAGCAACTAGCTAAGAGTGTTAACCCTGATATCATAGTGCTTGATATGGGTGACAAGTTTGCGAGCATGGGTTCAGAGAGGTCAGACATCTATTTAAAGGAGGCGGCAATTCATGCAAGAAACATCGCCAAGAAGTACAACTGTGCTATCATATGGATGTCACAACTATCAGCAGAAGCAGAAGGAAAGATAAATGTTAATCAATCTATGCTTGAAGGTAGTAAAACAGGTAAGGCTGCAGAAGCTGATTTGATGTTATTAATTAGTAAGAACCCTGACATTGAGGGGCAGGATAGTAATGACCCACAGCGTCACATCAGACTAGCCAAGAACAAACTAACAGGGTGGCATGGCACAGTTCATGTCGAACTAGATGTAGAAACAGGAAGGTACTCAGCATGAAGATAATACTTGATGTAGAAAACACGACAACTAAACGAGATGGCAAGTTACATCTTGACCCATTTGAGCCTGACAATTCTTTAACACTCGTGGGTATAATGGATCATATTAATCAGGATGAGAAAACTATATTTGTATTTGACCACAATGAAAAGACTATTGAGGACGATGATGCACAGCAGAGATTACAAAGAGTTCTTGATAATACGACACTGTTGATAGGACACAACTTACAATATGATTTACAATGGTTGTGGGCTTGTGGTTTTAAGTATGATGGTGAAATATTTGACACTATGCTAGGCGAATACATATTACAGAGGGGACAAAAACAATCTGTGAGCCTGGAAAACTGTGCAATACGCTACGATCTTAACATGAAGAAATCGGACACACTCAAAGACTATTTTAGTAGGGGCTTTCAAACAGATGAGATACCTCTTGACGAGTTGTCGGAATACTTAACACAAGACTTAGTTGTAACGAGGTCTTTGTATTGGCGATTGCTAGATGAATATGCCAAGCCTGAGAGTCAATCACTAATAAAGGTAAGAGACATTACCAACAACGTATGCAAGACACTAACGAGAATGTATATGAATGGGTTTAATATAGACAGGAAAGCTTTACAGGATGTGCGTTGGGACTTTGAAGACGAACTAATTAAGATAGAGAGACGATTAAACACACAAGTAAAAGAACTAATGGGTGACACTCCTATTAATCTTAACTCCCCTGAGCAAGTCAGTCAGGTTATATACTCTAGGATACTGAAGGATAAGAAGCAGTGGGCTGTTGCGTTTGATTATGTAGAAAACAAGGACGAGTTTAAACAGGCTGTTAAAGATAATAGTTCTATGATGGTTAAGACTAAGGCTAGTGTTTGTCAGAAGTGCTACGGCAAAGGTAAGGTGTATAAGATTAAGAAGGATGGTAAACCTTTTGCCAAGCCAACTCGTTGTCCTGAGTGTGACACGAGAGGGTATAAGCTAACAAAGTTAAAGCATATGGCAGGGTTAGGATTTTTCCCACCATCAAAGGATTGGGTTAGTGCTAATGGTTTCTCTACAAGCAAGGGTAATTTAGAAAGTCTTATCAACATAGCCAAAGCAAAAGGTATGACAACGGCAGAAACTTTCTTGACAGATCTAAAAAGACAGAGTGCTATATCAAGCTACCTGTCAGCCTTTGTCGATGGCATAGAACATTATACTAAGGACGATGGCTTGCTACATGTTAGTTTAACTCAGCATATTACAGCGACAGGACGTTTTAGTGGACGTAACCCTAACATGCAGAATATGCCTAGAGGTGGTACATTTCCTGTTAAGAAAGTATTTGTGTCTCGTTGGAACAAGCCTGACTATGGCATGCAGGGTAAGATACTTGAAGCTGACTTTGCACAGCTAGAATTTAGGGTGGCAGCATTATTGTCTCAAGACAAAGTTGCTATGCAAGAAGTATCCACAGGCTTTGATGTTCATTCCTACACAGCTAAGATTATATCAGAGGCAGGACAGCCAACGTCTAGGCAAGAAGCCAAGGCACACACCTTTGCTCCACTCTACGGAGCTACAGGATATGGTAGAACAAAAGCTGAAGCTGAATACTACACACACTTTATGGAGAAGTATAAGGGCATAGCTAAATGGCATAAGAAACTAGGGAACGAGGCTATTAACCTTGGAAGAATAAAGATACCATCAGGTAGACAGTATGCTTTCCCTGATGTGGAGAGAAGGGCAAGTGGTACTCCAACACACTTTACCATGATTAAGAACTATCCTGTTCAAGGCTTTGCTACAGGAGATATAGTTCCTATTGTATTATTGGAGATAGAGAAGCTATTGAAGATAGATAATTTAAATAGTATGTTAGTAAATAGTGTGCATGATTCTGTAGTGTTGGATGTGCATCCTGCAGAAGTTGACAAGGTGCTGAACATAATACGACAAGTCAACAAGAACCTAAAGATTATAATAGAAAGTTATTACGATATAGATGTAAATGTACCAATGTTATTAGAGTCAAAGATAGGT